TAAAGCGCTGCAAGAAGATTTAAACGATTTACAAATCGAAAAGCACAAAATATCTGAAAAAATTGCCGAATTACAGATGAAGGTTGAAGAGTTTCAGGAACAATTGAAAAAGAATCAGGACAGATTTAAAGAAGCGTCTGACAGGATAGAAAATATTACAAAGGCTATTATCAAACTCGAAAAATAATGTTCACATTCGAAGATAAAAAATTTCCGTATGTCACAAAGGACGGCAAATTCCGGGACTATCAGAAAATTTGTGATGACTTGAACGCTTTGCAGTTGAAGGGCGATGCCGACTCAGACGATAAGGCAAAGGCCATCATCCGGAAATTCTGTAAGGAAGATTTGTTCTTCCTGTTATATTTCGTTCTGAAAGTTGATGACGCTAAAAATAAGTGGATGACGGTTAATCATCCCTGGGTGTATGCGCGGATAAGGGAAGTTGAAAATGAAAATAATCTTACAATCGATTTATGGGCGCGCGAATTTTTTAAAAGCACAATCATTACCTATGGACTTATCATCCAAGAAATATTAAACGACCCCGGAGAACGAATTGTAATATTTTCAAATACCAGACAAGTGGCGAAGAAATTTGTAAGGCGTATAAAGATTACGTTTGAGGAAAATATGCTCCTTCGGGCAGCCTTCGATGATGTGCTTTACCAGAATCCCGAAAAGCAGTCTCCAAAGTGGAGTGAAGACGAAGGCATTATGGTAAAACGGAAGGGATCGTACAACGAGGCAACGGTTGAAGGGTGGGGGTTAGATGACCTTCCCACCGGCGGGCATTTCAGCATTGTGAATTACGATGACCTTGTTGATCAGAGAACAGTTAATACACCGCAGCAGATTGAGAAGTCAAAAAATATGTTTAGATTATCGGACTCCCTCGGTTCGGTAGGATGTAAAAAACGTGTTGTAGGAACAATATATCATTACAAGGACTTAAATCAAGAACTCATGGAATCAGGAGACTGGAAAGTCAGGCTCTATCCGGCAGAAGATGAAAACGGAAATCCTGTATTTATGTCGAGAGAAGAATTAGACAGAAAAAGGAAAGTGCAAGGGAAATATGTATATGCTTGTCAGATGCTGTTAAATCCGGTGAGCAAGGACAATCAGAAATTTGAACTTGCATGGGTGGAGAACAACTATTACCGGAACCCTCCGCAAGAGGTAAACAAGATCATATTGGTAGACCCTGCGAATGAGAAGAAGGCATCCTCGGACTCAACTGTCATGATTTGTATGGGACAGGATAGATTAAGAAACTATTACGTCCTCGATATGATAAGGGACAAATTTAAGCTAAATGAACGGTGGACGGCTCTCAAAAACTTCACAAGGAAGAACGGATGCCGGGACGTGTATTATGAGAAAAACGGCCTCGGAGCAGTGGATATTCAATACCACAAGGAAAGGATGCGCGAAGAAGGGATATTCTTTAATATCGTTCCGATAAATAACGCCACTGAATCGAAGGCGGCAAGGATTGAAAAACTTCAACCTATATTTGAGGACGGCAGAATGCACTTGCCTGACGTGCTTGTTTACTACGATTTGTTAGAATACAGACATAATCTGGTTCACGAATTTGTAACCGATGAATACTTGAGATTCCCGTATAGTCCTCATGACGATATGTTAGACTGCATGGCGAGCATGAAGAACGCGCTGGTGGAGTTTTATCCTCCTGAATACTTCGAGGAAACAAAACCAAAGATTTATAATCCGTTCGAGAAAGATTACAACATGGGTACTACATGGATGGCGATGTAAATGGACGATAGAAAGAAAATAAGTGAAATACTGGAACTAAAAAGAGAAACGTCCGATGCCTGGTTGGCATGGCAGAACGAAGCGGAGGAGGACTATAAATTTGTCTTAGGCGATCAATGGTCTGACAGCGACAAAGAAAAATTATTAAAGGAGAAGCGTCCCTTCGTCTCTTTAAATAATATCAAGAAGCCCATTGACTTAATATCAGGATTCCAGAGACAGAATAAAACAGATATAACGGTTTTACCGATTGAAATGTCAGATCAGCCTATGGCTGATACTCTGTCTGAAACCCTGATGTGGATAATGATAAACGGCAAGGGAAATGATTCTGTGGCACAGGCGTTTTATGATGCGTTGTCAATCGGGATCGGCTGGCTGCATCCGAGAATAAACTTTGATAAGGATATTGTAAATGGGGACATTGAAGTCAATGTTGATAATCCTTTTAGAATCTTGCCGGATTATGAATTTACGAAAAAAGACCTTGCCGATGCAAATTATATATTTAGACCTGCTTGGCTAAGTAAATTCAAAACGAAAGAACTATACCCTGATTATGAGAAGGAAATTGATAAGATGACCGGCGGGGATTACAGTCAATTCAGAATACAAAAGCCGTTCACCAATGTGCGAAAGAACGTCCAGATGTTAGGCGTCCTGGAGTATTGGTACAAGAAGATGGTCACAAAAAAATATCTTGTCGATACCGGGACAGGCGATGTGTCCGAGTGGACGGGCGATGATGCAACACTAAAGAAAATTGAAGGGGTTATCAAGTCAAGACCGGAACAGGAATTTATGAACACCGGTGTACCGATGGGCAGGATGGAAGTCATACGGATGAAAAAGCCGACTATCTGCCTGACCACGATAATCGAGGAAGACCTTGTTGTCTATGACGATAAAAGCCCATTCCAGACCGATATGTTTCCGTTTATACCTGTATTCGGGTATTACACACCGAACTTCAACGATTGGATATGGAAGCTGCAGGGTGTGGCAAGAATACTGAAAGACCCTCAGAGAGAGCTGAATAAAACGAGGGCTAAAATGCTTCATTCAGCGATGACACTTCCGTATTCGGCATGGATGTATAAAGAAGGGTCTGTAAGCGATCCGTCAATTTTTAAGAGGGCAGCCGAGACCGGGATTTCGATCAAATGGCATGGGGACACCCCACCGGAACAGTCCAAACCACAGCAAATTTCACCTGTTCTTGGTGATCTCGCGGCCAGACATGCTAATGATATGCTGACTATGGGGCCTAATGCTGATATGCTTGGGATGTCAGGACAACAAGGGGGATCGGGTCAATCAGCTCCCGGCATTACGCTTCAACTAAGACAGAGGCAGGGGCTTACCAGCATACAGAACTTGTTCGATAACCTTTCTTATGCAAAAGAGCTTTTAGGTCAATACATGATACAACTTGTGTTTAATCACTTCTCGCCTGAGAAGATAACAAAGATATTAGGTAGAGACCTTCCCGAAGGGTTTATGGAATCCAAAGATATGGCCAGGTATAACTGTAAAGTTGATGAGGTCGCCAATTCAGCGACTTACAAGGCTTATAACTTTACATTGCTCGCGGGGTTTGCGGAAAAGGGGCTCATCACTCCTGACATTCTTTTGGAGTTTTCAGACATACCGCAGGCGGTTAAGGATAAAATAACGGAGCAGCAACAGCAACAAGCACAGACGGCTCAAGCAGCGGAACAAGCCGATAGTGAAAGAAAAGAAAGGGAACTGCAAATTAAAGAAAAGGAAGTTGAAATCAAATATATGGAGATGCAGATTAAGGCATTTCAAGCAGGGATAAATTTAAGCAAAGCAGGAACAGAAGCCGAAAGGCTTGATATTGAGAAACTTCAAGCAGGCGTTGAACTTGCTTCCGGAATGGACGAGAATATTGAAATCGCAAAAGACGATGAACAACAAATGATGGAATTACAAAACGTGCAAGACTTACCGACTGCGGCTGAACAGACAGGCGTACCGCCTGAGATGCAACAGCCACAGCCGATTTTATAATAGGAGACTTTAAAACATGGAAGAATTTAACGACATCAGTACGGGCGAAGAAGGAACCGCCGCCGGGGATGTGTCGATTGCGGATTCGGGCGAACAGGAGTCACCGCCGCCGGGTGACGGAGAAGTACAACCACCTGACGACATCTCGGCGCAGATTGAGGCGTTCAAGGCCGGGATGCAGGACGAGCGGGCCAAAAGGCAACGAATTGAAGGGCAACTTCAAATGATGCAGCAAATGCTGTATCAACAGCAACAGGGTATAAAGCAGGACGAGGTTGAACTGTCGCCTGACGATATGCCCACCGTGCGGGACATGGAGAAACTCATTGCCAAGAAGTTAGGCGAACAGGTCGATCCGAAAATATCAGCGGGTATGGAAATGTTAGTCAAAATGTCTGACAACCTCGCCCGGCAGAGGTACGAAGATTACGATACCGCCATTGGATATTTTCAGGAATATCTTGAAAATGACCAGTCCGGAAAGCTCCGGGACTACGTGCTGGGTCAATCAGACCCCGCAGAGGCCGCTTACAGGTTTGGGATGACGCACCCTCGCTATTCACAGACTAAAAATGCGAACGGCAACAAGAACATTGCAAAGCAGATTAAAAAGAACATGAGTTCTGTTCAAACGCTGAGCGATGCCGGAGGTGCCGCTTCATCCACGAAGAACGCCATAAAGGCTATCGAGGACATGAGTTTCGATGAAATAAATGCCGAGATAGACCGAATCATGCAAAAAGGTTAAAAAAGAGGTAAATTATGGCACAAACAACAATGACTCAAATTCCTGCCGCCATTCAGACTTTTTACGATAAAGTTTTACTCGTAAGAGCATTACCTGAATTGGTTCATGATCTTTTTGGTCAACAAAGGCCGATAAGCATGAACTCTGGCGAGCAGATAAAATTCAGAAGGTATAACAGCCTGACGGTGGCAACAGCGCCATTGGTAGAAGGGCAGACTCCTTCAGCAGTACAGTTGTCTAAGACGGACATTCTGGCCACATTGAGCCAATACGGAAATCTCGTAATTGTGACAGACATGGTTGAGTGGACGAATCAGGACAAGGTTCTAACCGAGACTTCAACATTATTAGGTGAGAACTCCGGTCAATCGCTTGACCAGATTTACAGGGACGTTCTTGTGGCCGGTACTTCTGTTATGTATCCGGCAGGTATATCAACCAGGATAACCGTAAATGCTATTGCGACTGCGACTCAGTTTGACAAAATTATCAGGGCGTTAGAGCAAAATAACGCAAAGCATTTCACGAAGATGATCAAACCTGAAAACAGGTATGCTTCATCTCCAATCCGTGCGTCCTATTGGGCGATCATTCACCCATATACGCACTACGATCTGCAAAACAGCATAACAGATTTCGTTCCGGTTCATGAGTACGCGTCACAACAAGAATCTTATGATTCCGAGGTCGGGTCTTACAAAAATCTGAGGTTCTGTATGTCCACAAACGGCAAAGTTTTTGACGATGGCGCGACGTCCGTTGGAGTTGGTTCGTTTAAATCAACCGGCGCGGTTGCTCCCGATGTTATGGCAACTTTAGTATTTGCCAAAAACGCTTACGGTATTGTGCCTCTATCCGGTCATGGTCTGGAAATGATTTCCAAACCAAGAGGTTCGGGAACCGACTATCTGGATCAATACAGCACTCACGGGTGGAAGGCGACCACTACTATCAAAATACTGGATGACTCGTTCATGTATCGTTACGAGCATCTGGCATCGGCGTAAGGAGGTAAGAAAATGAGCGAAGGAATAGCAAAAGGAACTCTCACACTTACGGGTTCCGCACAAAATGTAAATATTGGGTGGACTCCCCAGCGGGTAGAACTTTTCTGCTCGAAACAAAGTCTAAAAGGCTATTGGGAGGCTTCGATGAGGAACGGCACTCTCGTTGTAGAGTATGTTGCTGAACTGGAATCCGATAATATCCTGTTGGGTCGGCATCTGCCGTTTATCGGTTCGACCGATACGCGGATTGCTAATCGCAGGGTTGTATGTCAGTTTAACGGAGCGGGCGATGTCAGGGTAGAAAAAGCTGCGACCGCTGCTGGTACAGCGTTTACCAACGAAACCCATGATGTGGCGACAGCTTCTAAATGGGGTTGCTTTCAGATATGTGTAGTCACGGCTGGAACAATCACAATCGAGCCATCGGCTGCTCTGAACCATGCAACAGAGGCTCTGGCCATTGCGGACATGGGAGCAAAAACTGCCGATTCTGCAAGTCTCGGTTATGTTACCATTCAGTCAACCGCAGGGGTGGAGTGGGACGCTACCACCGATGCGTTGGCAGGCGGTTCTTCAGGAACTCCGGCGGCCGCAACTAACTACTATGAGGGTTTCGGCATAATGTCCGGCGGGATTACTCCTAAAGGTCAGGTGGCAGGCGATTCTGTCAGGGGCTTTCAGATCGGAACAAACGCCCTGATTAATTTCGCAAACGGGGTTATCGATTACAAGGCGTACAGAAGCTAAAATAATACCGAACGCAGGGAGGGGTAAGCCGCCCCTCCCTGATAGGTATAGGAGGTAAAAATGGCTATAACAGAAATTACAAATCTGGCAATGTCAAGACCCCGTGTGCTAAGGAAGTTGCTTGATGCCGAGACTGATACCATTGAAGGCGATATGACTCTGGCTGCCGATAACCGGAAGATTTCTTTCGGTGTAGAAGGCGCGACAGATTCGTATATATCATTCGATGGAACAGACTTGCTTTTTTACGACTCTACTGTCGGAGTAACGAAAACGCTAACTCAATTAGCGGCGTCAGGATCGCCCACATTGGATGCAACTTTTGATGGTGGTAAAACTATCGACGGTGCGACAAGCGAAGCAAATGCTATGCAGGTAGGAGGCGCTAACGACAAACTGAAGATATGGGAAGAGGCTTCTAACGATGTCAGGATCACCACGACCACAGGTGCAACATTGGCGCTTAATGCGGCGGGCGGGGCTATAAACATCTTGTCAGACACAACGAAGTTAGGTTTCGGAGCATCGGGGATAACAGATTCTTATGTTTATTTCGATGGAACTGACTTGACTTTCTATGACACAAGCCATGGATCAACAGTGAAGCTGAAAGACATGGCAGGTTCCAAACTGAACGGGCCGACAGTTATCGGTGATATGACGTTCAGCGATGGTAAGCTAACATTGACAGACTTGGTTGATGAAGGCGCGGTAATCATTACCGCTGACGCTGTTACAACTAACAGTATTATAGCTGTAAGCGGTGATGGCGTTACGACCGGGAACTTGATATATCTGTCTGCCACCGAGGGAACACTTAACGGTGGGGCATATATACAGTGCTATGACGAGACGGGGGCTGCTGCTGTATTCAAAATCAAAGAAGATGGCGAGATCGAGATTGTCGTAGTGGAAGTGTGCGAGCTTCCAGTAGGTAAGCGTAATAAAGACAACGATGTAGAGGAGGACGCTTGCGGCAAGGATAAGGGCTGTTTTTTGTTTCATGGCTGGTTATAGTGTAG